CACGTTCATTAATTTTCTTTTTCTCTGTATTCAAGACTTTCTCCTCTAAATTGTCATAGGTTTCGTGAGAAACACTGACATTACTAGTGATGTGATCTGTTTTTGACAAATTCTCAAAAACTACGTCATTATCTCGTGGCCGAATTACTTGTATGATACCTTTAGTAACACTTTCACAAAATAAACGTATTTCATCTCCGGAAAAGCCATGTTCGGACATATAAGTGCAGATAGTTTGGTCTGAAACTGCACTTGGATATGATCTAGGATAAGAATCAACCATATTAATGATCTCATGCACTTTCTTACCTCCATGTTCCAGCAAATCAAAGAAGTAAGGGTTGACGTGATAGTCTTTAGGCAGCCATGCAGTATCCAAATGATGACTGAGGTAATTCCTAGCCCATGTTCCAATCATATTATCGCGCTCGGTAAAAGCAAATGACATCATCTTACGTATATAAACAACCTCTGGAGAAACCCCTAAGGCATCAGTGTAAGAAAGAGCTTTCATTAGTCTTATAGGATCTTGAAAAGATTCGGGAGAACTAGAGATATCTGCGTAGATTCTTCCTAGGAAACTAACGGGTTTGCCTTTTAATACAACCTTTGGTTTAATTCTCATCCCTAAAGTAGTAATAACTTTAGTTAGAGTTTCAACCTTGATGGGACTACCGGTAAGGCCATCATCCCCTCCATAAACACAAACCGTGTTAAGAACATTCATAGCTGACATGTGATCATGTCCGTCTTCTCTAAGTGTTATGTAACCGGTCAAAGCATTAACTAGAGTATTAAATAAGGAGGTGTCAGCAGAGCCTGACAATCTGGAAAAACCTGGTAAGTAATTAACTCCATTTGAGGTTTTAATTACAGAACTATACATGAGAGAATGCAAGAAACGTGGGCGTCCAGGGTCCACGAAAGCTCTATCAATAATAGCATGTTCGAATTGCTTACAAAATCTTCCCTGAGTACCATCAAATCTACTAAAATCTGTTTCAGTGAAACTGATCTGTTCTATTTGACCTATCTCAGCAATGGAATAAGC